AGGTCCTTGTCGAGCGCGTTCTAACGATCTGGCTCCACGAAAACCGCGACACGCACTCGATCGCCACCGAACTTGGTATCGACGAGGACGAGGTCTGCAAGATCATCGAACAATCGGAAGGAAGAAGGCCGTGAGCGATCAGCTTCCGAAGCTTGGGCCGAAGGCGCGCGAGATCGTCGACGCAGTGTTGCGAGAAGGCATCTATCGGGCATCGAAAGAGTCTGAAACCGCCGTTTGCCGCAATCTGAACAGCCGTCAGCTCCTCTCTCGCGACAAGAGAGATGGCGCGGTCTGGTATCCGACGGCGAAGCTTTGCGAGCTGGCCGGCGTGACGCCGCCGGAGATCGGGCAGGGGGGCGAGGACGGACCCGGCGCGCCGGATTCTCGGGTTCAACCCGAGGAGGGCGCCGATCGCCTCCCTGTGCCGGCCGCGGCCGAACCCGGACGNCGCCTCCCTGTGCAGGCCGCGGCCGAACCCGGACGCGCGCTAATCCGTATTCCGCTCGACAGGATTGATGTCGGCTTTCGGCTGCGCCAGGCCGATCCGGAAAAGGTCGCAGCTCTTCAGGCATCCTTCGCCGAGCTTGGGCACCGCACGCCGGTCAGCGTTACGCGCCGGCCGGACCGCAATTGCTTCCTGCTCTCCGCCGGCCTTCACCGACTCGAGGCGGCGCGGGCTCTCGGCTGGGCCGATATCCTCGCCTTCATCGAAGAGGGTGACGATCTCGACGCGGAGCTATGGGAGATCGACGAAAACCTTTGCCGAGCCGAGCTGACGCCGGCGGACCGGGCGCTCTTCACCTTTCGCCGCAAGGAAATCCACCTGATGCGCCACCCGGAAACGGGGCATGGCGGCGACCGGCGATCAAATGGCCAAGTTGGCCACTTGAACGACGAGGCGGCGAAGAGCTTTGCCTCAGAGAGTGCTGCGGCGACCGGGCAATCGGAGCGCGCGATCCGGCGTGACGCCGAGCGCGGGGAGAAAATCAGCGAACGGGCACTGCGGCAGATCCGCGGCACCCGGCACGATACCGGCGTAACTCTCGACCGGCTCAAGGGGCTCACCGAAGAGCAGCAGCTTGCCTATGTGGAGGCGCTGCGCGAGGCGGACAAGCGCGTCGCTGAAGAGGCGAAAGCCATCCGCGACGGCAAGCAGGCACTCTCGCGAAAGATCCGTGGCGCCGTGATCCGCGCCATTGCCGAGCGCGGCACGGTTTCGGCCGGCACAATGCCGCGCGCCGCCTTTCCGATCATCTATGCCGATCCGCCATGGGAGCAGGAGGCCTGGAGTGAGGAGCGGGGACAGGACAGGGGGCTTTCCTATCCGCATATGCCGCTCGACGAGATCAAGTCGCTCTGCGCTGGCGATGCGAGCCCGGCGACGCGCGACGCGCTGCTCTTCCTGTGGGTGACGGCCAACCGGCTCGACGACGGCATCGACGTGCTGCGCGCCTGGGGGTTCGATTACGTCACCTGCCTCGTTTGGGATAAATCGCGTATCGGCATGGGTCGATGGGTGCGGGACCGGCACGAGATCCTCCTCCTCGGAAAACGCGGCAACTTCCCGGCGCCGATCCCTGGTACGCAGAGCGCGTCGGTCCATGCCGAGGTGAAGGGCGAGCACTCGGCCAAGCCCGTCTATTTCGCGGAGATGATCGAGAGGCTCTATCCAGACCTCCCGAAGCTGGAGCTGTTCCAGCGACACGAGAGCCTTGTGGCCGGCGACGTTAGGCTGAACGGCAACTGGACGTTCTGGGGCAACCAGGCGGGCATGACGAAAGGCGAGGAGCAATCCTACGAGGATTCTCGGGATGGGCGCGCCTGTGTGACAAAGGAAGAACTAGCCGAGTTCAATGCGCTGGGCGCGGTCGACGGCGGATGCATGGGCGGCGGTCCGCTGCTCGACGAGATGATCGCGCTCGGTCTGGTCTGGCCTTCTAATCCACCGCAATTGACGGTCGGCGGCGCCGCGCGCCTGCGGGAACTGGAAGACAAGGTTAAGCGGGCGTCAGATGGCGACGCTGTAAGATGCGCGAAAGGCGAGGAAGCATGATCAGCATCCTCGCCATTCGACCCTCCGTCGACGTGATGAACGCGTTCGACGCTCTGCCGAAGGATTTGCGCGAAGCGATCGCCTCGGCGNGTCGACGTGATGAACGCGTTCGACGCTCTGCCGAAGGATTTGCGCGAAGCGATCGCCTCGGCGCCATTTGCATTCGATCCGGAAGAGATCGGCCAGCGCCTTGCCCGCGGCAGGTCGGCCGACTCAGTCGTCCGTGAGATCGATCGGGTGGGCGGGGGCGCGGCGTGACGCAGTTCCTCCCCATTATCGAAGAACTTGCCGATGCGGCGGACCATGCGGCGCGGGCGCGATGGCTGCTCGAAGTGCCGCTCGCGGTGATCATTCGCGACCAGGTGGCGATCCAGCGGCTGCTCTCTGCGGCCGGTTTTCACGAAGGCCTAGGCTACTTCGCAGCCGAGATCGCGGCGCTTTCAGCGACGCGCGGTCGGGACGGGCTCGCGCCGAGCACGATCCGCATGACGCGGGAATACGCCCGCATCGGAATTCAGATCATTGCGCGCGGGGGCTCGGAAGGAGAGAAGCATGCTGCAGCTGGTTGACAGGAGACGGTCGCGCTCGGCGGCCGCCATGAGCGGCAAGATGGATGAGCTGCAGGCGCTGGCCGCCGTCATCCTCTGGAAATCAGGTCATTTCGACACGTTCGACCTCGCCTCCGTTCTTGGCGTCGGCGAGGACGCTGTCTGCCGGACGCTGCAGGCGGCGCGGCATTTGGAAAGGGGGTTGGCGTGAGCATTGCCATCATGTCGCAGCTCTTCAAGGCGCATCTCGGCTCGACAAACCGGAAGATGCTGGCCGTGCGCCTGGCTGACTTCGCCGATGACGACGGCAAGGGCATTTGGCCGACCGTTGGCCGTCTTGCCCAGGAGACCGAGCTTTCCGAACGTTCGGTGCAGCGCATCCTCGCCGAGTTCGTCGAAGAGGGGTTGCTTGTCGTCGTCAGGAAGGGCGGCAGCAAGCCGGGAGAGGCGACCCGATATGATTTCAACATGGCTGCCCTTGCACGGTTGAAGGCTTCGAAAACCGCCCTCGACGGGTGTCATGGTGTCACCCATGACACAGTGTCACCCGTGACAGCGGCGACGCCTATGGGTGACACAGACGACGTCGACGGGTGTCACGGTGACACCCAAACCGTAATAGAACCACCAATAGAACCATCAGAGAGAGAGGGTGCGCGCGAAGGCGATTTGAAGGATCAGGACGATCCGGCGAAATTCGGCAAGCGGGTGAAGGCTCTCGAGATGGGAACGGCGAACAATCCGTGGCCGGGTGCGATCGCCTCCTCCACGGCTTGGGCTCTGCAGCAGTTTGAGAAGCTCACGGCTGAAGAGCGTCGGTTGGCTGAGGAGCGGCGCGACGCATACCTTGCCGAGTGCAAGGCGCAGAAAGTCAAGAACGTCGCCCTCGGCGTTTATTTGCGAGACAAGAAATTTCTCGCCATTTCGCCGCTCGCCGGGAAGGTACAAGCGACGAGCACAAAGATCCCCGTTGCTCCGTTCGGGCCGGTATGGGCCGGAATTCGGGTGCTGGCGCTCCTCGATGGGCCAGAACCTGTCGAGATGCCTCTCGGTGTGCGTGATCGTATCAGGCAGACATTCGAAACGCTGATGCGCACCAGCGAAGCGAGGGCACGATCATACGTCGGCGGAAAAGGGATTTCCGTTGGGCCCGGTGGCGAATTGATCTTTCCGGATGACTTCGACCAAGCAGAGTTGCGGCGCCGCGTCGTCGAGAGCGGCTATCCGCGGGCCAATGATCTGCACGCGCAGGCAAAGAACCGCGATCGCACTGTTACCGAGGCTCGCTTCGAGGCGCTGGCAGATCTTTGTGAGCCAGTGCCTGTCGGGTCAGAGCTTTTCGAACGCTGGCGGGACTATCACGAGGCCGCCGGCTGGCCATTCGTTCCAGATCCCGGCTCGATGCCCGTCGTCTATTTCCCGAAGGCCGGACCGGAGAGACTTCACCATTTCGAGACCGCCGCAAGGGCGGCACTGAGACAGGAGCGGAGCAATGATCATGCAGCGTAGGATCTCCGGAAGCCCGATCGCGCTGCAAGGCCGTGAGCGGTTCTCGGACAGAATTCGGCGAATCACAGCAGCGAACTTGAAGGCTGCATCTATGAAAGTGACGGAAATGAACCCCGAAAATGCCCGTTGGTACTGCCTTCATGTGAAGAGCGGCAAAGAATTTGATGTGGAAAACGCATTGACGGCAGCGAACGTCGAGGCGTTCATGCCGCGAGAACGGGTTGTTCTAGTGCGCCACGGGCGGAAAATCGAAAGCGACCGCCCCTTCTTTCCGAGCTACCTGTTGGTGCGACTGGTGCCAACTCCGGAAGCGTTTCATGGCCTGCGGTACCAGAAAGACGTACTCGATTTCGTCGGTGGGCCGGCTGGATACCATGTCATCAACAATGCAGATGTAGTTGTTTTTAAACGGCTCTCCAATGGTGTTGAGGCGCCCAGAGTAGCAACCGATAAGTCGTTTCGTGATGGGGATCAGGCCGACATCGTGCTTGGGCCGTTCGCCGGCTTCAGGTGCGTTGTGACGGCTGTGAAGTGGTGCCGGCAGGCAAAGGCGAGCGTGCGAATTGACGTACAGGGCAGGCCATTCGATATCGAAAGCATGCCTCTTGCGTTTCTCCGGAAGCTATGAGAGTCATTTTGCACGGACGAGCCGGAAGACGTTACCCTCCGATCCCCTAGCCAAGCGCTAGGGCAGAGCAGGCAAGAAGCCTCAGGGACAACGCTCCAGCCCCACGCCCAAACAGCCTCCAGGCGGAGGCACCGACTCAGGGCCAGTGCTACTGCTATGTTTGTATGATGGGCGACCGTGAGGTCGCCTTTCTCCGTTAAAGGTTACGGGCAGGCCGTTTCGGAGCTTCTGATGTTCGACGCTCAGATCAAAGTCGATCTCCAGCAGTTCAATCGATCCTTGACCGATATCGAGCGAAAGCAGCTTCCCTATGCCATCATGCTCACGCTGAATGAGACGGCCAAGGGTGGTCGCCTCGAAGTCCAGCGAGAGATGGATCGGGTCTTCGATCGGCCCACCCCTTACGCAAAGCGGGGCGTCGTCTATGACCGGGCATCGCGGCAGAACCTGAGGGCGGCGGTTGTCGTGACCGGCGACCGGACGAAGGGCGGATTGCCTGCGACGGCATTTCTCGGTCCGCAGATCGAAGGTGGCATGCGCACCCATAAGGCCTTCGAGCGGCAGCTCGTCGATCGTGGTTTGATGCAGCGTAACTTGGTGGCCGTGCCAGCAAAGCGCGCGCCGCTCGATCGCTACGGCAACATGACGCAAGGATTTCTGAACCGTGTCATGGCCGACCTGCAGATCGACTATCGTGGAGCTGGTGCGACCCGAACCCGCACATCATCGTCGCTCAAGCGGAACAAGAACTACAAGAGCGCGCGGTTCTTCGTGCCGAGGCAGCCTTCGCACCTCCACCCGGGCGTTTACCAGCGTGATCCGGCAACGAACGCGATCCATCCGGTGATGCTGTTCGTGCCTCAGGTCTCGTATCGCATCCGCCTTCGCCTGCGCGAGGTCGTCGAGCGGTATGTGGTCGCCAACGTCCACGATCATTTCGCCGTCGCCTTCCAGCGGGCGGTTCGGACGGCCCGATAGGCCGCTCTGACGGTTCATGGGTCCTTCCTGGCATCCGCCCGCCTGCGGGTATTTGGCACGGCGGAGGTTGCCCAGTCTGGGCGATTTTTTGAAGCCTAAAGTCAGAGCCTAAACTAAAGAGCCGGGCTAAAGAACGAGCGTTCCTAAAGATGAGCCTTGCAGCTGACATCATGACGAAGAGCGCGTTTGCGGCTCATGTCGGCGTCAGTGCCGGGCGCATCTCGCAGTACATCGCCGAGCGGAAGATCTTCGGTGAAGCGCTCGAAGGCGAGGGGCGGAACGCGAAGATCCGCGCATCGGTTGCGGTCGAGCAGCTGCGCAAGACCCTCGACCCGTCGCAGCGGTTCGGAGCGAACGGCGCGGCGACGCGATCGCCGCCGGCACCATTAGCTTCCGAGCTGTCGTTCGACGTGCCGGAGAAGCCGAAGGCGCCTTTAAAGCCGACCGTCATCGTCGACCCGTTCATTGACGAGGTCGCGGCCGAGAAGCTGAAACAGCAAAAGATCACCACCGCGCGCATGGAGCGCGAGGAAGCGCTCGAGCTCGGCCGGTACATGCTGACCGACGATGCCCGGCGAGAGATGGTCAAGGCCGTGGCCGAGGCGTTCAAGGTCATGGAGCAGGCCATCCCCGAGATGGCGAAGGCGATCGCCGCGCAGTTCTCGGTGTCGACCCATGATGCGACGCATGTGCTGCTGAAGGGGTTTCGGGACCATCGGGCCAAGAAGGCGCGCGACTTCGCCGACGCAGCGGCCGAGTTGGACGAGCATGTCGAGGACGAGCAGCAATGACCGTGCTGTTCAATCCCGAGCGGCTGGCTCTCAGCGTGCTGGCCGAGATCTGCGAGCCGCCGCCGGCAGTCGATTATCTCGACTGGGCGAAGCGGAACATCGTGTTCTCGGAACGCATCACGGATCATCCGGGGCCGTACAACGAAGACCTGGTGCCGTTCTTCTCGGAGATCCTGCGGGCGCTGTCGCCGGAAGATCCGTGCAACATCGTCAGCCTGGCGAAGTCGGCGCAGATCGGCGGCACCATCTGCGCCAACATCTTCACGCTCGGCTCGCTCGACATGGCGCCTGGCGATTTCCTCTATGTCCACCCGACGGAGGAGAACGCCGCGCGCTGGTCGAAGACGAAGCTGATGCCGCTGGTGCGCGAGATGCCCGCCATCGCCCAGCTGTTCTCGCAAAACAGCCGCGATGCGAGCAACTCGGTGCTCTACAAGGAACGCATCGACGGGCGCGGCGCCATCCAGGCCGCCGGCGCCAACTCGCCGGCCGGCCTGTCGATGATCTCGCCGCGAAAGCAGGTCCAGGACGATCTTGCCAAGTGGCAGATGAACGAGGCCGGTGATCCGGAGGTTCAGGCGGACAGCCGCAGCAAGGCGTTCTTCAACGGCAAGATCTTCAAGATCTCGACGCCGATGGTGTCGCCGGGTTGCAAGATCACGTCGAACTATCAGGAAGGGACGCAGGAGACCTACCACGTCCCCTGTCCGCACTGCCACGAGCTGCAGGAGCTGCGCTGGGAGAACATGCGGGATCACATCGATCCCGAGCATCCCGAGCAGGCGCACTTCGTCTGCATCCATTGCGGCTGCGAGATCCACGAGCACCATCGCGAATGGATGGTGAAGCCGGAAAACGGCGCCAAGTGGGTCGCCAAATATCCGGAGCGCGGCCGCCGCCATCGCTCCTTCCGCATCTGGATGGCCTATTCGCCGTTCGAACGATGGGAGAACCTGGCGCGCGAGTGGCTGACGGTCCAGGCCGGCGGACCGGAGAACCGGGAAAAGGGCTCTGGCGCCGAGCAGACGTTCTGGAATGACTGGCTCGGGCTCGCCTTCGAGGCGGACAACAAGGCGATCGATTGGGAGGTGCTCCGCGATCGCGCCGAGGAACACGGTTTCCAGCGCGGTGTCATCCCGGCCGAGGCGCTGGCGCTGGTGCTCGGCATGGACGTGCAGGGTGACCGTGTCGAGTGGCTGCTGGTCGGTTATGGCAGGAACCGGTACCGGGCCGTGATCGATCACGGCGTTGTCGACCATCGCGCCGGCAGCCACCTGGCCGACGCCAAGGAACATTCCGGCCATATCTCGGAGCCGGAGGTTCGCGCCGCCCTCGATAGGCTGCTGCAGCGCGAATGGCTCGACGATGCCGGCCGCAAGCGCACCGCCGACCGCGTCGCCATCGACGGCAACGCCTACACCGACGATGTCTGGAACTGGGTTCGCAAGCATCCGAAGTCGCGCGTCATCATGGTGCGCGGCGGCAATACGGAAGCCGCGCCGCCGATCGTGCAGACGAAAGAGTACGACCGAAAGGGCAAGCCGAAGAAGCAGAAGTGGTCCTCGCGATTCTTCACCTTCAACGCCTCGGCCTTCAAGATCCGGCTCTATCGGGACTACAAGAAAGACGATCCGGAGCAGGCGGGCTACATCCGTTTCGCCCGCGGCTTCGGCGACGATTTCTACCAGCAGGCGACATCGGAAGCCCGCGTACCCGAGAAGACCCGGAGCGGTCACACCCGCTACGTCTGGAAACTCGGCGAGGGCAAGCGCAACGAGATCATCGACATGCTCAATCAGAGCCTGGCCGGTGCCTATCGCTGGGGCGTGCCCTATTGGACCGACGAGGAATGGGACGCGATCGCCGATCGCCTCGGCCGGCTCGAAGCGCCGCAACAGGGCGACCTCGAGGATCATCTGAACCAGATCGCCGTCAAGACCGAACCTGCCGCAGGCCAAAGCGCCGCGGCAGAACAGCAATCGCCGCTCGTCGCTGCCGCCCTCGCGCGCGCCGCACGGGCAGCGCAGCGAAACCGCTAGGAAGACCCATATGGCACTGACCGAACAGGAACGCGCCGTGCTTCTGGCACGGCTCGACGAAGCACGTGAGGCCTTGCACCAGATGGAGATCGGCCGCGCCGAGGTCTCGCTCAGCTATAACGGCGAGAGCGTCACCTATGCCGCGGCCAACATCGGCGCGCTGCGGCAGTATGTCCGCGACCTCGAGGCGAAGCTCGGCCTTCGCCGCTTCGCCCGGGCGCGCAGCCGGGGAGTGATCTTCGGATGAGCGGCGACGTCACGATCCTCGGCCCCGATGCGAAACCGCTTTCGCCGGCAGTGCGTGCCGCTGCCCGCGTGCAGGTCGCGAAAAACCGGCTGATGGCGTCCTCGGCCTACCAGGGTGCATCCTACGATCATCCGTCGTTCGCCAAATGGCGGCCGGGCACCTGGTCCGGTCAGTCGGCGCTGACCTGGTCGCGCTCCGAGCTGGTCGACCGGCTCAACGACGTGGCGCGCAATGACGGCTGGGGCGCCGCCGGCACCTCGCGCCTCGTCGACAACATCATCGGCTGCGGCTGGACGCTCGCGGCGCGGCCAAACCATGTTTCGCTCAACATGACCTTTGAGCAGGCGGAGGAGATCGCCGACAAGATCGAGGCCCTGTGGCGCGACTATACGCAGGACGTCGACAAATGGTGCGACGCCGAGCGGACGAAGACCATGGCCGGCGTTCTCGGCCTTGCGGCCCGTCAGCGGTTTGGTCCCGAGGGCGAGGCCTTCGGTGTCATCGTCTGGCAGGACAATGCGCCGTTGTTCCAGACGGCAATCCATGTCGTCGATCCGGCCCGGTGCTCGAACCCGAACGGCCGCATGGACGAAGAGTTCCTGCGCGACGGCGTCGCCATCGACGGATACGGCGCACCGGTCGGCTATCACTTCCGCAAGTCGCATCCCGGCGAGTTCTTCGCCGGCAATACCGGCCTGTGGCATTGGGAGTATGTCGATCGGGAGACCGAATGGGGGCGCCCGATCGTCGTTCACGCCTACGAGCAGAAGCGCGCCGGCATGACGCGCGGCGTTTCCGACTGGGCTCCGGTCATGCGATCGATCAAACAGTCGACCGATTACGAGGACTATGAAAGCCAGGCGGCAATGCTGAACGCCGTCATGGCCGCCTTCATCGAGACCCCCTTCGATCCGGAGGAGATGCTCGAGGCGATGGGCGCGGATTACGGCAATGACGGTATCGCCAAGCTCTTCGGCGAAATGTCGGCCGCGCAGAAGGCCTATTACGGGGCCGCACCGATCGATCTGCCCGGCGTTCGCATCAATACGCTGCAGCCCGGCGAAAAGGCGACGCTGACCAAGCCGGAGCACCCGAATGCCAACTTCGAGGCCTTCGTCAATGCGGCGCTGCGCAAGGTCGCCAGCGCAATCGGCGTCACCTACGAGCAGCTGACCATGGACTGGAGCCAGGTGAACTATTCGTCGGCACGCGCCGCACTTCTGGAAATCTGGCGCGGCTTCACCGCCAAGAAGGGCGGCTTCGCCTCGCAGTTCATGGCACCGATCTATCGGGCATGGCTCGAGGAGGTGTTCGACAAGGGCCTGATCGAGCTCCCGGCGGGCGCCGTTCCCTTCGAACAGAACCCGGCCGCCTGGTGCCATGCGGACTGGATCGGCCCCGGCCGAGGCTGGATCGACCCGCTGCGCGAGGCGCAGGCTGCCAGCGAGCGGCTCGCCGGCAATCTCACCACGCTCCAGCAGGAAGCGGCCGAGCAGGGACGGGACTGGAAGATGGATGCGCAGCAGCGCGCCCGGGAACGGGCCTTCTATGAACGGCTCGGCCTCGATCCAGATCCTGGCAAGCCTGAAGCCAGATCGCAGGCGAGTGCGGCTCCGCCAGCCGAACCGGGCGATGAAACCGAGGAAGAGGTCAACGGCCGGACCTCGGCGCGTCGGCACCCGGCCGGCATCCCGAGGATTGCCAGAAGGAAAACGGCATGAGGAACTATCCCGAAATCGCCAGTCGGATGTTCGGCACGCCGCTGATGCTGCATCCGTCGAAGGGCGACATCATAGCGCGCGCTTTCGGCCCGCGCGTGCTTGGAAGTCCGGACGCTCCGGCGCATGTCGTTGGTGGCGAAGAGATGGGGCTTCTCGGCGAGAAGCTGCGCAATGCGACCGACTGGGACGGTGAGCGCATCTATCCCGGGCCGGATCTTGTTGCGTCCGGCATTGCGCTCATCGAGATCGAGGGCTCCCTCGTGAACAAGGGCAAATGGATCGGCAAGTCCTGCGGCATGACCAGCTATGAGGGGATCAGCGCGCAGGTGCAGGATTGCATTGAGCGCGACGACATCAAGGCCGTCGTGTTCGAGGTCGACAGCTACGGCGGCGAAGTGACCGGCGCCTTCGATTGCGCCGAGCAGATCTTCGAGCTTTCGCAGGTGAAGCCCACCATTGCCGTCCTGACGGATCATGCGTGCTCGGCCGGTTATCTGCTGGCATCGCCCTGCCGGCAGCTGGTCATTCCGCAGACCGGTATTTGCGGCTCGATCGGCGTCATCTCGATGCATGTCGATATGAGCGCCTGGCTCGCGAAGGAGGGCCTGAAGGTCACCATCCTGAAGGCCGGCGAGCACAAGGCCGACTTCAATCCTTACGAGGCCATCCCGGACGATGTGCTTCAGCAGGAACTCGCCGAGCTCGAGGAGCTTCGCGTCGAATTCGCAGCCACCGTCGCGCGGTACCGCGCCGGCCGGCTGACACAGCAATCCGCTCTCGCCACTGAGGCGCGGGTCTATCGCGGACAGAAGGCGGTTGATGCCGGCCTCGCCGACGCGGTTGCACGCCCTTCGCAGGTTCTCGAAGCCTTCGAAGCTGAACTGAGCCGGACAGCCGGCTAACCCCAACATCAACTGGAGACGACGAATGTCGAACTTGACGCGTAGCAGCGCGCTCACGCGGAGCGTGCTCGCCGCCATTAGCGGCCAGAAGGGCTCCCGGCTGGAAGACGAGCGGCCGGAAGACGAGGAAGTGCTCGAAACCGAAGAGGAGGACACCTCCGCCGAGGATAGCTCTTCCAATCCGGAGAGCGAGACCGAGGAAGAGGACACCAGCGCCGAAACCGAGGGAGAAGAGACCGACGACGGCAAGACGTCGGCCAGCGCCGTCCGCCGCGCCGAGCAGGGTCGCATCCGCTCGATCCTCACCCACCCGAAGGCCGAGAGCAATCNGACACCAGCGCCGAAACCGAGGGAGAAGAGACCGACGACGGCAAGACGTCGGCAAGCACCGTCCGCCGCGCCGAGCAGGGTCGCATCCGCTCGATCCTCACCCACCCGAAGGCCGAGAGCAATCCCGGCCTCGCCGCCGAGCTTGCCTTCGGTTCGAGGTTCTACTCGGCCAATGAAGCGGGTGCGCTTCTCTCCTCCGCTTCCGCCGGCGGTTCGCGCCTCGCTGGTCGCATGGCCGGAAAGAGCCCGACGCTCGGCGCCGGCACGCCGGGCGGCAGCAAGGCCACCGAGAAACAGGCGGTGATCTCCACCGTCCGCTCCACCATCCTGGCCCGTCACGGCCGTAACCGGAAGGATTCCTGATCATGGGAGAAGCAACCTTCGCTCCGAACGACTTGCTCGTTTCCGACGTGCCGGTCATCACCCGCAACATCACCATCGTCAGCGGTCAGAACCTCAAGCGGGGTGCTGTCCTTGGCAACATCACCGCGTCGGACAAATACACCCTGTCCGCTTCGGCCGCTGCTGACGGCTCGCAGACGCCCGCCCTGGTGCTGGCGACCGATTGCGATGCATCCGCCGGCGACGTCGTTGCCGCGGCTTACGCGAGCGGCGCCTTCGATTCGACGAAACTCATTCTGGGCGCCGGACACACGGCCGCTACCGTCGAGGCCGCGTTCCGCAAGGCAGGCGCTCCCCTCTACGTGCGCGTCCTGAAGTAAGCCCGAGATTGAAAGGACACCACACACATGGAAGAACTTCTCCTCTCCACCGCGGAACTCGTTGCGGTTCTGCCGCCTCGCGATCGCCCGGAAGCATTCCTGCGCGATCGCTATTTTTCGACCACGGTCCTTTCCGACATGGAACAGATCGTCTTCGACAAGATCCTGCCAGACCGCGAGCTTGCGCCGTTTGTCCACCCGGATGTTCCCGGCAAGGACTCGGCCAACCGCGGCTTCAAGGCGACCAGCTTCACGCCGGCTTACGTCAAGCCGCAGAATACGCTTCGCCCCGGCGGCAACATGATCCGTATGCCGGGCGAGCCGATCGGCGGCCGCAACTCGCCGGCGCAGCGCTACGCCTATAACCTGGCGACGATCATCGACGACCAGGACCAGCGGATCACGCGGCGCGAGGAGTTCATGTGCTCGCAGGTTATCCGCACCGGCCAGGTGATCGTCGAGGGCGAGGACTATCCGACGCAGACGGTCAACTTCGGCCGCAATGCCGCGCTGACGATCGCTCTCGCCGGCGCAGCGCGCTGGGGTGAAGCTGGCGTCGATCCGATGGACGATGTCGAGGCGTGGGTGCAGCTGCTTTCCGATACCAGCGGCTTCACCGCTCGCGAGGTGCTGCTCGGCCCGGGCGCTGCGGGTCTCCTGAAGAGGTCGCCGCGCTTCCTCGAGGCGCTCGATAACCGGCGCCAGGACGGCGGCATCATGCAGCTGGGGCCGGTCAGCACCGGCGCGGAGAACAAGTATTACGCGGTTCTCGGCACCATCGGCGAGCTGACCTTCATCCAGTACTCGCAGCCCTACACGGTCGGCGGGGTGCGCAACAACTTCTGGCCGTCCATGGGCGTCGGGATCTTCGATCCCTTCGGGTTCATGGGCCACTTCGCTTACGGCGCCATCCTCGACAACGACGCGCTCCTGTCGATGGAGCGCTTCCCGGACATGTGGCGGGAACGGAACCCGTCGCGAACCATCGTCCAGACGCAGGCTGCACCGCTTCCGATCGCTCCGGAGCCGGACGCGAGCCTGTTCGCGCTGGTCCGCTAATCCCTAACCCCGTGTTCGTCTGCATATCCGCCAGTTTCTCGCCGGCGGATATTGGGACTTGAAAGGACGCTCCAATGAGCAAGAAAACCGAGCAGTTCAATGTGACCGTCAAGGTCGGCAAGAAATCCTACAGGCCGGGCGAGCCGGTTCCGGTCGGTACCGGCGGGATCACGGCCGAGGAAGCGGAAAACTTCCGCAAGAATTTTGGCGCCTTTACCGCCGGTCCCGACGCGACGTCCGCGGCACCCGTGCCTTCGGTCGATCTCGACAAGCTTCGCGAGGCGATCGAGAAGCTTTCAGCCGACAACGACAAGCTTTCGGCCGACAATGACCGGCTGACGGCGGAGCGCGACAGCGCGATCGGCGATCGCAACACGCTGCTGAAGCAGAACGAGCAGCTTGAGACCGACAATGCGACGCTGGCTGGCGAAGTCACCAAGCTTCAGGCCCAGATCGAAAAGCTGACGGCTCCGCAATGACGCCGCGGCCCGCCATGTTCGAAAGGATGGGGCCGAAGTTCGCCAAGGCCTTCGGCAATGCCGACGCCGTGTTCACCGTCGACGGTGTCGCAAGGCCCGCCGTGCGGGTCATCCTGCGCGTGTGGCGGGAAATCGACCTGGCAGAGGAGCAGGAGCAGGCCGTCGAAGGCACCACCCATCTGCTCGCCGTGTCAGCCTCCACCGTGCCAGGTCTCGCCAGCCAGCGTGACAGCGTCGCGATCGGCGGCGTCACCTACCAGGTCATCAACATCGACGATGATGCGCGGGCCATGCTCCGCATCTCGCTTGCCGGAGATATCTGACCATGAAGACACAGGAACAGGAGCAGGCCCCGGCCGCCGCGGTCGATCCGATGGAGGACCTCTGCCAGGCGCTGTTCTCGACGGAAGAGGGTGCCAAGAAGAAGACCGCGCGCCAGACCGCCGGCGCCATGACGCAGCGGCCGTGGCCGCAATTGCCGTCGCGGCTCCGCTCGGCGATCCGCTCCGATATCGGTCGTCTGCTCGATAGTGGCAAGGCGCGCGGTCAGCTCCTCGAGGCCGGTTATTCCGCGGGTATCGTGAACCAGGCGCTGCGCGACCTCGGGCGTTCGGTCGCCTGACATGGCGCATCTCCGCAGCCAGATCTTCGCGGCCGTCATCGCGCACCTCTCGGCCATTCCGGAGTTCTCCGGTGCCGACAAGGTGAAGCGCGGCCGCAAGGGGGCTATCCCGCAGGAGAAGCTGCCGGCGTTGACAGTCACCTGGGCCGATAGATCGGAGATCTTGGCGGTCCGACCTTCGTCAGGGCCAGCCGGAGAGGACGGTTATGACCGATCCCTGCCGCTCTCGATCGTCGTGCACCTGCGGGACGATGAGCCGGAGGAGGAATTCGATAGGCTTTGCGTGCTGATCGAGGCGGCGATCGCCGCGGACATGACCTTCGGCGGCGTCGCCATTGAGGCGCTGCTGCAGTCGGAACAGTACTTCGTCAACCCGCAGACCGGCATTTCCCTGCTTGCCGGTTCACTCAACTACCAGATCGCCTATAAGACGCTCGCCGCCAATCCGGAACAGGCTGCGCTCTAAACGCTCTGATGCCGTTATCCCAAAACCGCTGCACACTTTTGGGCGGCATGCAGTAGCGCCACCACTCCCACCAGCAAAAGAGGATTTTGCCATGGCTCTCGGCCGTCAGCTTACGCTTGCCCGCTCGACCGGTGCAGGCGCCTTCACCCTAGCCTGCATCACCGAACAGCGATCCCTCGAGATCAACAACGAGGAAATCGACATCACCAAGCCGAGCTG